CTCTCGTGGGGTTCGTCCGGTATTCCCTATTGGTTAGTTTTAATCCAGGGGCCCTGTGCCCCGAAAAAACAGTACGCAGGTGACAGCTATCTGTGCTATAAAAAGAAAAAATGAATGAAAGGTGAATGTCAAAATGGATGATAAGATTTATAAGATTACTCTGTCCGATGAAACTGTTCTTGATAATTTGAGGTTGAACGGTAATAACTTTATATCTTCATCGGAAATCAATGAGTCCGTTTTTGACGGAAATTGTTCGATCGTAACAATCAACGATGGAGAAAAGGATGAAGTTCACATGAACATGGAACTTGTCCAGATTACCAAGGTCGATGACAAGTATTGGTTTGTCTTGCGGGAGGTTCCAGAAACAGAGTTGGCCTTTGTTAAAATGCAGTCAGATATCGAATATGTTGCCATGATGTCTGAAATCGAACTATAAAAGGAGGAAACAGTTATGGAACATAGCAAGAATTACGACAAGGTAAAACGCTACTACAATTTGGGTATGTGGAATGAAGTACGGGTTCGGAATGCAGTGAAAAAGAACTGGATTACGGAAGAAGAATTCAAAGAGATCACAGACAAGGATTATGCATGAGTGTCCTTGTGAGTGACCGGACTGAATCCAAATTTGAAGCGATTACATATTCCATTGAATTGCATGATATGTTGATTGACCTTATGCAGCGTAGTTTCGGAGTGAAAGATTTGGATCAGCTTGTTCGGGTAAGATATGCTCACGGAAAGGATGCAACAGAAGATTTTTCAAGGTATAGATATTTAATGCTGAATTATAAAAATCGAATTGACCAGTTGGCTTCTATGCTGACTAGCAATGTCCGAGCGGCTAATTCTATCTATCCGACTACGCTGCACGAATATGAGCAAAGAAGAGATTATCAGAATACAGCCATAGTAAACTGCGAGCAGCTTTTGAAAGAGTTGCAACGAATCGTTGAGATATTCGAAGTGGACGTTAATCTCTACAGTCGCTATGTTAAAGCTATCGACCGAGAAATCGGATTGATAAAGAAGTGGCGTCAACGAGATAACCGAATCAAGTCACAGTTAAAAGGGTAATGTCTAATTATGCGTCGTTTCTTCGGCTAATTTCGCTAATGTGAACAACAATGGCAATACGAACTACAACAACGCTTCGAACTCTAATGGAGTTCGTCCGGATTCTCTGCTTAACCAACAGAGAAGGAGACATTGTCCTTTCCGAATGGATAAATAGCAAAGCCGGACGCAATTTACTACGGTAAGTATTGCTATCACGGTGAATGATTTATGAACTATGAGGAGATTATCTGTGACGCCAACAATTTGTATAGAGCTTACAAGGTTTCTGTCAAAACCAGCAAGTGGAAGGAAACAACGCAGAAATTCATGATGAATTTTCTTCGGTATATCTTTTCCATTCAAGACGACCTGATGAATCGGACTCTTCAAAATGGACCGACACAGGAATTCACGCTGTTTGAGAGAGGCCGAGTAAGACCTATTACAAGTATTCAAATTCGGGATCGCATTATTCGGCATGTTTTGTGCGATGAAGTCTTGCTTCCCGAAGTGAAGAAGCATATTATCTATGACAATTGTGCTTCGATTAAAGGAAGAGGTATCTCTCATCAGCGGGACAGGTTCGAAGTTCATCTCCGTAAATACTATCGGTTGTATGGAAATGAAGGATGGATATTGTTCGGAGACTTTTCCAAGTTTTACGATAATATCATTCATGAAATTGCCAAACGGGAATTGTTAAAGCTGTTCGATGATGACGAATTCATTGACTGGTTGCTAACCCAGATTTTTGACGGATTTAAAATCGATGTTTCTTACATGACGGACGAGGAATATGCCACATGTATGTCTGACACTTTCAACAAGTTAGATTATAGGAACATTCCAGAGTCAAAGCTGACAGGCGAAAAGTGGATGGAGAAGTCGGTTAATATTGGAGACCAGCTATCACAAGTCATCGGGATTTATTATCCGTATCGGATTGATAATTACGTCAAATATGTAAGAAGCCAGAAGTTTTATGGAAGATACATGGATGACTGGTATATCATGAATCCGAGTAAAGAAGAACTCTTTGATCTGCTAGATCATATTCATCAAATTGCAGAAGAATATGGAATCCATATCAATAAGAAGAAAACTCGAATTGTGAAGATTTCCAGCACGTACAAATTTCTGCAAATAAAATACAGTTTAACAGATTCCGGAAAGGTAATTAAGCGAATCAATCCGAAGCGGGTTACTACGATGCGCAGAAAGCTCAAGAAACTCGCCGTCAAAGTGAAAAACGAGGAGATAACGTATGAAAATGTAGAGAATATGTTTCGGGGCTGGATGGGAAGCTTTTACAAACTTTTGTCGAAGGAACAAAGAAAAAATTTGATAGGTCTCTATGAAGATTTATTTGAAAAGTCGATTACAATCATCAGCAAAAGGATGATCATAACCGATAAAATCAAATAGTTATGGAGGATACTAAAATGGAACCATGGTTTCAAATGGTGGTGACGATTATGTGTGCAGTCGTCGCCTCTTCTGGTTTTTGGGCGTATATCCAGAAGAAAAGTGAGAAAAAAGATGTGAGGACGCAGATGCTGATTGGTCTTGCTCACGATAGAATTATCTATCTGGGAATGTCCTACATCGAGCGGGGATGGATCACGCAGGACGAATATGAAAATCTGCACGATTATCTCTACAAGCCCTATGAAGAGATGGGCGGAAATGGCTCAGCTAAAAAAGTCATGCAGGAGATCAATAAGTTGCCCATTCACAAATCAACCTATATTCAAGAAAATCAGTAGGAGGAATTAAAATGATGGAACAGATTATGAACTATGTGCAGCCTGAGTTAATCGTTGTGGCGATTGTCCTTTACTTCTGCGGTATGGGGCTGAAGCAGACTCAGGCAATCAAGGACAAGTATATTCCGTTGATCCTCGGTGTCGGCGGCATCGTCCTTTGCGGAATCTGGGTTTTGGCCACTTCTCCATTAGGGAGTGGTCAGGAGATTGCAATGGCTATATTTATCGCAATTGTTCAGGGAATTTTAATGGCCGGTCTCAGTACCTATGTAAATCAGATCATTAAGCAGGCAAATAAAGATGAGTAGCAAGCGGACAGAGCGTGAAACCGTTCTTTTTTTTTATTTCCAAAAGAGAGGATGAGAGAATATGGCTATTAACAAAGTAATCTATGGTGGAGAGACACTGATCGACCTGACCGGCGATACCGTAACCGCTGATAAGATTCTTTCCGGCTTTACCGCCCATGACAAAGGAGGGGAGCCGATCACAGGTACTTGTGAATATGACGTAGATTCTTCTGATGCAACAGCCGCTGTTGCTGAAATTCTTCAGGGAAAGACCGCGTATGTACGAGGTCAGAAACTGACGGGAACCATGAAGAATAACGGAGCTGTGACAGGTACAATTTCTTCAAAGGATGAAGAGTACACCATTCCGCAGGGACATCACGATGGTTCTGGTAAAGTTGGGATTTCGGCAGCAGAAAAAGAGAAAATCATTCCGGATAATATTCGAGAGGGTATTACTCTGCTTGGTGTAGAAGGTTCTATGTCAGGTACGGAAGATGCCAAACCACAGGCAAAGACAGTTACACCTTCTACAAAGGAGCAGACAGTGCTTCCGAATTCTGAGGAAGGATATAACTACTTATCGCAGGTTACAGTCAAAGCAATCCCATATAACGAAAGCGAGAATCCCGCTGGAGGTACTACGGTAACTATCGGGTAGGAGGGAGGCTTAAATGGCTACAAGTAAAGTCGTTTACAGCGGCAGAACCCTCATAGACCTGACTGGGGATACCGTAACTGAAGAATCTCTATTACGTGGTTATACTGCTCATAAAGCGGACGGAACGTTGATAACGGGAACGGCCTTTGATGGTTATCCGAATGAGTTTACATTCTTGGATGTTCTGGAAGACTCGAACGGACATGCAATACAGGATTCTTCAG